TCGTTGTCTATCAACTGTAGAGTTTTAACCTTTCCCTTGCCAAAAAAATCAAGACCAACGTGTATAAAAGGACCGCCTTCTAAATCTATATGATATGGAAAGCCATCATCAAATTCTGAACAAATTTTTGTTTTCTTACTTATGCCCTCTAATATAAATTCTTTATCATTAATCTGCGTAACTACTCTATTTGGAAAACATCCTTGTGTAGAATTATTTGACACTTACTACCTCATACTCATAATCACAATCTTCTTTATTTATAGATGTTAGATTGTTAAGAACATCTTTTAGATTCTGATTTTCTTTTTCCAGAACCATAACCATATTTTGTGCTTGAGATAAAGCAGAAGATAGCACTTTTACTTTATTTGCCAGTTCATCCCCAATAAAACTATTTATATTTGATTTCATAATTAGTCTCCTTAAAGGATGTATTAATATACACTATTTAGTTATCAATTCGCACAGAAATTTACTAATATCTTTGATTTGTTGATGATTAATAATAATCTGATCCGTATACGGATGTCTGTCTGTTAAAATCTTCCATATATAGCGTATTTTCTGAAACCAACTAGAATTATTTTTATAGGCCGCATAACTTTCATACATGGCTAAGTCCAGAGTCTTAGTCTTTTCATCATAATTTAGTACCAAAACCTCTCGATTACAATCACATAGTACGCAAATAATATGATCTTTTGAGAAGTTGGTGACTGTTCCCATTATTTTTTCCTAAATAGCCAACTAGAATCGCTAAATACAATCAAATCTTTCGGACTATATCCATAGTTGATAATAAAATTATTGACTGCTTCTTTTACTCCGGGCCACGCATTACTATAATCGTGTCCAGCAAAAAATCCGCAACTTTTGACTTTATGATAGTAATTCTCTATATCTTTGCTTACAGACTCAAAACTATGATTAGCATCAATATATACAACATCAACGCTTTCATTAATAAAATGACGTTCGGCAATATCCGATATCTCATGAATAATAGAACATCTAGATTTTTGTATATCTTTAGAGAATTTTTGTTGTAAAATTTCACAACTCTCTTGAGATGCTTCTATACAATGTAGTTTTTTAATTTGAGGAAATCCAAGAACAAGAGTAGATGATTCTCCTAAATTAGATCCTATTTCAATCCAATTATCAATTGTGGGCTGAATCGATAATATGTAATTGATAAACTCTAAAAATCCAATCACAGAATATGGATAGATTTCGTTCCATTCAGGAAAAAATCTAACAGATTTCAGTTGAGTCATTTTCAAATACCCATGACCAATACCTACTATCATCTTTTTGTTGGACACTATCCCAATATAAACAACGAGCAATATAGGATGGAACTTTTAATTTACCACAATTAATACTCCAGTGGCGCTCCATTTGTTTGTACATTCTAAGTCCAGCACCACTCTTGTACTTTAAATGTTCCATACCATACAAGCGTAAAATATGAACATCTCCACAAAGAACTCGACACTCATTAGGATGAATAGTCTCTAGGGCAAAAGAAACTTTGGCCTGAGAGATACCTTTAATTTTGTCAACAATATTATCTCGTTTCTTAACGTGATACTTTTTGGTTGTAAAATAAAAGTCTTTCGGATTGCTCCAAAACTTATTCTGAAAATCCCAAATATATTCTGTGCGATTATTATGAAGTCCAACGCCGGACTTATGCAATTTGGTTCTTAGGGTTTCTTTGTCTGATATCCATTCATTAAAGTTCTTAATAGCATTATAGCCCTTAACATTTCCTTGCCAAGTGGTATGCACAGAGCAGTATGCAAAAAGATATCGTCTAAAGATTTCATCGTTATTTTGAGGCTTAACACTTTCCCAATAATCCTTATACGACACAATCTTATCTTTTGGAAAATTGGCAAAAAATTCATCAACTTTGCTAGTGGTATACTCAATCTTTTTTTCTGTTGCGTTTTCCATATTGTCTCCAAATGCTGTAATGCTCATACTACTGATTGTATACTACAGTTATCGACTTGTCAAGGGCGTTTCTTTAGGTTTTGTAGCCAAATGGTGTAATTAACAATTAAAGATAGGTTGCAGTATCTTTTAATCATATTATCTTAGCCTGGGTACGTTATTCGACTGCAACCGATAGCGTATCTGGGCTATTTTTTTGATCGTATTATGAAAACAAAAATATGTAGAGTATGCCAACAGCGTAAGAAAATTACGTCTTTTCATATCAAAACCTCTAATCAAGATGGAAGAAATACTGAATGTAAAAATTGTAAAAATACATACTCAAAAAATTTGCATCAAAAAAATAAATCTGTAATTAACAGCAAGAAAAAACAATATTATAAAAACAATAAAGAAAATATTAAAACAAGACAACAAAATTATTATATTAACAATAAAGAAAAAATATTATTGAAACAAAAAAAATATCAGAAAAAAAATAAATTAAAAATTAATAAATACCATAGGAATAGAAGAATAAAAGATGAAAAATATAGAATATTACATTCTTTACGAGTTAGATTGAACCAAACAACAAAGGGCAGACTGAGTGATTCTACGAAAAAATTAATCGGCTGCTCTTTAGAAGAACTAAAAATACATTTAGAAAATCAATTTACTAAAGGAATGAATTGGAAAAATTATGGTAGAAATGGTTGGCATATCGACCACATCAAGCCATGTACAAGTTTTGATTTGACCGATCCAGTACAACAAAAACAATGTTTCCATTATTCCAATCTTCAGCCCTTATGGGCTAAAGACAATATTAGTAAAGGCAATAAGATATTATCTATCTAATTTCAGACAATTATTCCCGTCAACCCTAGCAAAGTTAGGAGTACCTTTACCAGTTAATCCATTATAGAGAAACTCCACATTTTGACCGATCCACTTTTTTCTTTCTTTAAGGAATTGGGCTGCTTCTTCATAAGACCCCTTAAAACTAGCATCAAAAATCTTTCCGTTCCAATCCAAGGTGACAGTCTTTCCTGTGCCACTCCAATTACCAGTTCCTTCTTTAATATCGACAATAATCGCTTCCTCGGAATCTTCCGGCTTAACCTTCAAAAGATTCTTACTTCTTTTATGTTCATAGCCCATATTAGAATATCTGAGCATAACACCCTCATGACCATCATCAATAAAACTAGAATAGTGCTTTTCTAGATCTGATTCAGAATTAACACTGAAGTCTTTGACAGGCATAACATATTTGTACGAGTTTACTACGTTAAAATCAATCCACTTCTTACGTTCCTTATAGCAGCAGTCTTTGCTAATTCCAAAATCGTATCCATCATAAACATAATATCTAACAAGTTTTTCGCTACGATCCAAATCATCCTGAGAAATATTAACGGTACGGCGGATTAACTTGCTAATTTCATTAAGTTGTTGACGAAGATCATTATTAAACAACTCACCGTCCAAAACTGCATTGGGATACTTTTCAAAGAAAGGAGCCAAAGATTTTTCAATATGGGGGCAAGACAAATACTTTTCACCTTTTCTGGTAAATAAACCACCCTTGGTAGCCACACATCTCATTCCATTAAACTTGCACTGAAGAATATATTCTCCTTCAGAAAAATCAATCTTATCACTATAGTCCTTATACAACTTAGCCAACATAGGTTCGACATAACTCATATCGTCCACGCTATTAATATCGTCAAAATACCCCGTCTTTTTTTGCTTTTTATATTTAGCCTCAACCTCTTTAGTGGCCTGTTCAACAGAGGATGTTTCATTTTTCTTTCCCTGATTTTTACCTTCTGCAACAGTCCATTCGCTAGTAACCTGTTCGCCATTTTGCAAACCAGCTATTGTGCGGTATTTAGATCCGTTTTGTTCCATTTTCCAAATACGAATATTGCCCAAACTATCTCTAGAATAAAGAGTTTCGTAATGCTTAATCATTTCCAAATTTCTCCTGTGTGTATCTCAAGTGTACCATAACTCTCAAACGCTGTCAACCTCTATATCGTCGTCCTCTCTGCGAAACTCCAGATATTGTTTTAAATCTTTGACGATAGGATGTATAATTTTCATCTCAATAACACCATCAGAGTTTTTAGAAAATTTTATTGGACCAGGAATAAATCTGTCTTGATTACCGTACTCTCTATTTTTTGGATGACCATGAAATAGATGTAAACCACAATTATCTTTTAAATAATTAACATCTTTTATTGGATTGCACAATTTTAATATATTATTTTTATATTCTATGTATTTTTCTTTTACTTCTTTAAATCTTGGAGCAGAAAATAGGGCGCAACAATAAGGTTCATAGTCTTTTACAAAAGAAGCCCAAAATAAAGTATCTCCAGCGGTTCCATGAGCATATTCAAATAATCCACCAATTTTATGATAAAAATTTCTCTCGATACAAATATTATAGCCCGGATGAACACTATCAAATTCGAAAGATTTTTGTTTAATGATAGATTTGACAACTGTGTGCTTGGTATCGCCAGCGTTCAGATTTACATTATCATAAATGTTTTTTCTATAAATATCTTTATATAGATATTCACAACCATGAATAACTTTATATGTGTCTAATAGAATAGAAATTTTATCAATCCAATCTGGATCAGAGTATAGTATATCTACATCAGTAAATATTAATTTAGTATATTTATCTGGAATCTTAGATTCTATTATATTCCATAGATTTTCTTTTGAAAAGAAAAAAGAGTCTGCTCTTACAATATAATTTGCTTGTGGGATAGATTGTTTTTGTTGTGGATAAAGTAGTTCTATTATATAGAATGGAATATTTGTTTTATTTAATTCTTGAATAATTAATTGTAAATTTTTTACTGTGGATTTATAATTTAGAGCATTATAAAAACTCATAACTAAACATATATCATCAGATTCAATATCTGTGTATCCGGTATACGATTTATTTATATTTGGTTTTATTATCATGTGGTAAAGTATTAATTTGAAATTTAATATTTCTACATCTTAAAAAATTAAATAGTTTATCTGGCGAATCTTTTTCTATATTAAATACAAATAATCTATGAATATTTCTATGAAAATATTTTTTAATATTATTATGATGTTCTTTCCAGTCGTTTTTCCAAATTTTAATAATTTCTGATTTTATGTTTGTGTTATATACTTTTTTAAATAAATCTATATATTGAATTGTGTTATTATCAGTATCGACGAAAGAATGATTTGTTCTACTTCGTATCCAATTGTCCATATTCCTAGTATTTAGTATGAATAAACTTTCAGGATAATTAATATCAAGAATATCAAAAAAATCTTTATATATTTGTATATACTTTATTCCGTTTTGTTCTTTTATGAAACATTCCATGTCTCCAAAATAAGTATAGTTTTCATAAGAGTCTAATGGCAAATGATTATCAGAGTAAACATTACTATATATTTTTTGGGCCAAGTTTCCATAGTCCCAGTGAATAGCCTTTAATTTACTATAACTATTAAATAAATTCCATAATGATAAAGTGCCACATTTATTAAAACCAATTTGAAATATTTTATTACAAGAAAGTTTTTCTTTTGGATAACAATATTTTCTATTTTCTTTTCTTCCCCAATTTATGTAATGATATTTTGCGAGATTTTCGGTATCGAAACCCGCTTGTTGTACATCAGAGTAATAATAAGTATAAAATTCCCAATCAAAATCTTGTGGAATAAATTCTTTATATTTTTCTAAAAAATCATCTAGTTCTTTGTCCATTAGAGAATCTTTTATTTAGTTTTTTAACTAGATCACTACCTGTTGTTTGTAGTATACAAGGAAATATGGAATGTATAATTAGAGAAAATCCTGCTAGGATACATAGATATCCATAAAATAAAGCAAAAAACATGTGTTGACAATATGTCATTTTATTTTCTTTTAGATGCTCATTCCATCTGTTTATTAATCTCATTTTGTTTTCTATTCTTAGACATTATTAAATAGTTAGCAGCCTTAATAATACCTTCTAAGTTATCTCCTAGTTTTCCTATTCCAGTATTACACCTATCGCATGTCCAGCCCCTAAAACTATCATCATCATGATCATGGTCTAATCTCCATTCTGATGGAATTTTACCACAACATTCACAATATAATGGTTTTGGTGGTGCTAATTTATGTAGTTTATGTCTAATTTTAGCGTGTTTTTTGATACAAGATCGACATCTCTTGTCTAGATTATCTTTAAAGTGACAATGTTTTGGGAAAGATTTTGGATTCTTTCTTTTGCCACAATATGTACAAATTTTTCTAGACATTGGATGCTACTTGTTTACAAAATTCTAAAACCTGTTCGTCGGTAAAAGTATTTTTTGAATAATTAAAAATCAAGGCTACAAATCTGATATTTCCTTTTATATATCCTTTACTATTATCTATTCTGTCAAGAGATGCTTGATAAGGTCTATTTTTTATAGTAGTATAATTATGAGTTCTTAGTTCTAGTTTTTGTTTTGTAAATGGACAAATTCCATTTTGTTTATTCCATAAAATATATAAATATTCTAAATCTATATCATACGTTTGATTACGTTTTTTAGAATTTTTGATTACATTTTTTATATACCATCGAAAATTACTATATTTATCATGACGATTAGATGATATTAGATTATGATTAAACTGTCCAGCATATTTTTTAAGATGATCGACACTATGTTTACTAGCACAACTACGACTACAATAAAATTTAGTTTTACCTTTTTGTTTTCTACGTTTAATTTCTGCTAATTTTTTCATGGTATTTTTACCACAGGCATGGCAAGTTATTTCTATCATACTTATCATATAAATCTCCATCTTGGTGTTAACTTATTATACACCAAAAAATGGAGGCGGGCAAGATAAATGGAGGCGGGGGAAGTCGAATCCCCGTCTTGCGATATTTCTAATTATACTTTCTACAAGTTTATTTCATTCATAAGTTTTAAGAAAGATTAAAGAACAAACAACATTCATCTTTCCGTACCAACTAATCTCAGGCCAGAACCCGTTGGTTATTCTAGCAGCCGAAGGATTTTACGACAGTTTTTCAGACGCTACCTTCATCGCTTCCTAAAACTGTTGCTACTTAATTAAGCAGCAAGGGCTAACTGTGTTTCGCCAGTTAAAGCGTTTAGTATGGTTTTAAAGTAGCCGCCATACCACCTACTACTTGCTTATATAGTCTTCAATATCCAATCGATACCATTACGCCCCCGTATTTGTTTGATATAAATGCCTATAATAACTCATAACTATACCACTTGTTGTACCAACATTTAGTGATCTTACGCTACCATAGTTTTGTAAAGTAATAATTTCGTCACTATTTTCTAGTATATAGTCGCTCAGTCCCATATTTTCTGAACCAAATACGAAAACTGGTCTATAGTAAAGATTATGTTTTGTGAACAAATCTACTGTTTTGTTAGCAAAATTTGGAATATTATTCTCTACAGCAATAATCGTACGATCTCTATTGTTTTCTATAAAATCTTCTTCAGTATAAAAATGTTGTATTGTAGTATAGTGATGAGTTCCAACACTACCTCTTTTGTCCCATTTTTTTCTTGGACTAATATTGTATACTCTATCAAAACCAAAAAAATTAGCATTACGAATCATAGTGCTAATATTAAAATCTCCCTCAATATTTACCATAGCAACTATAGCATCTATTGTTTTTTGCTGACAATAGTTTTTAACGTCACTAACAGAAAATCCTTTGAGATTATCAATCACATTCATTTGAAGTACACAATTCCTTTAACTTTTTTTCTAAAGAGAATAATTCCTCGTAGCACTTTGTGTAGTTAATATTTTCGCCAGACGCAATATTTAATTTAAGTTCATGCATCTGATTCTGTATCAACCATATTTGGTCTTGAGTATTCATTTAATAAATTCTCACACGACACTAATTTAGTTTTCATTTCCTCGCACATTTTACATATTTCAGAATTCACATATTCCTTAATGTTATCAATTTGATTCTGAATTTGCGTTATTTGATCTTGAGTTAGGCTCATCATTTTCTCCATTATGACTTACCCAAAATACCATATTATTTTCCTCATCGTCCCAAGCACATTCTATCAAGTTTTTAGATGCTAGTCTCGATAAGGCTACGCTATAAATCCAATCGGCGGTTGCATAAAAAATATCATCAATAGCATCATCATCCAAAACGACTCTATCTTGCTCATCTGTTCCACTAGAATATTGCTTTATCAAATTCTTGAGTTGATGAATAGTAATAAAATCATCTAAATTTTCCGAATAATCTTTACTAATGCTATTTGCTGCTGCTACTCTCATTTCGTCAGCATAAGCATCCAAATTATTTATTGCGTAAATATTCATGATATCTCCAATTAGAATATATATTTCTTTACACCTTTTGAGGATATATTTTTATCAGAAATTTGATCATTTAAGTTATCAATAGTATTCTGTAATGTATATTCTCCTCTTGGTAGCCAACTTGAATCATTAGTAAGAGCAGTAACAATCTGAGGAACATAATGAGAATGGGCCAGATAATATTCTTTTTCACATTCCTTATTTTGTCGTAAAATATTCTCAATAGATTCTAAGCATTTAAGAATTTGATTTCTATAATCGCATAATTCTTGAATGGTCTTTTTGTTCATACTTCTTCTTTCTTTTTGATTTTAAGTAGAGTATGCGGAGTTTTTCTCAAGCCGGTATTTTTATCATGATAAGTTGGTCCCATATAAATGTGACAATAACCACCATCTTTTTCCGTACTCCATGCTAAGATACCCTTGTCATCAACTCCCTGCACACTAAATCTTCCACGGTAGCCCATAGGAACGTATTCGCCGTCATTATTCATAAAGTATGGACCGCCATTAACCTTAATTAAATCGCCGCGAACCAGTTGGTGCCAATCAAAATCTCGTACTACCCTATTCTTCTTTCCCTTATTATTCTTAATTTTGAACACAAACGGAGTGTTACAGTTTGGGCAAATGTAAGCACGGGGACCAGTTTGTTGACCACAAGACTGACAAGTTTTCTTACCCTTCATAATATTTCGGTGTATCCTGTTAATAGTGAGAACACGATAGGCTATGACTTGATTCTAACATAGGGTATCGTCTTTGTCAAGAGTAAACTTTAAGAAAACGCATAAAAAGGAGAAATAATGAGTATTTTAACTAAAAAATTTTTATTAGAACATTATCAAAAACTAGGTAAATCATTAAGGGAAATAAGTTCTGAAACAGGTATTAGGTCGGTAACAATTGGCAGAGCATTAAATAAATATAATATACCAAAAAGAACATGTGGAACAAGAAAGGGTAAGAAAAATAAAAATATAACAATAAAAAAAGATGATATATTTCCTGGATGTAGATATGGCATGTTAGTTGTTAAACATAGAGTAAAAGGTGGCCTGTTATGTGTTTGCGATTGTGGTAATGAAAAAGTATTAAAAAGCGCAAGAATTAGACTTAAACAAGTAAAATCTTGCGGTTGTTTGCATAAAAAAAGTGGAAAAGATCATCATCTGTTTATGGGGTATGAAGAAATTGCACAATCTGTTTTTAATAAAATTAGAGCAAAAGCCATTGATAGGAATTTAAGTTTTTCTATTAATATTCAAGAACTGTATGGTCTTTATGTAAATCAAAATAAATTATGTGCAATAAGTGGGGTTCCTATAAAATTTAAAAAGAATCACAAAGATGAACAAACAGCATCATTAGATCGTATAGATAGCAATAAACCATATACTTTAGATAATGTACAATGGGTACACAAAAAGGTCAATACTATGAAATGGAATCTAAAACAAGAAGAATTTTTATATTGGTGTAAAATTATCCATAATTATCATAAATAAAAATAATTTTTAGTCTTTTCTCTTAATGGTATTTTTACTAGAGAAATCTATATATTTTCTGTTATCTGTAGTAAACAGACTATAATGATCACTGTTTATAGTGAGTTCTAGTTCTTCACATAATATTCTATAGTCACTAAAACTTTTGTCTTTATTATAAACTCTGAATACAAAATCTTGAGCTTTAGTATTCCACATTAAAAAACCTTTTGTTCCACTAGCATTTTTTTCA